CTTGGCTCACATGTACGGCGATGTCGTAGAAGGACATACCCGCATCGACCACCTGACCGCTAGAGTCGAGCGGATTGAGCGGCGCTTGGAAATCAGCGATACCCCGCACTAACGCAATCCATCACGGCGCAAACGCCAATTCTTCAATCTGATAGGGTGCCGACTTGCCGACGGGCGTGGTCATCACCCCGCTGAAGTTCGGCTTGATGTAATCGTTGGCCGCAAAATCGATTTCTGTCGCCTTGTTGACGGTGCACTCAAAGATCGTGACCTTGACCGGTTTTTTATTCACGCGGTTGGTCCCAAACAACTCCACCTGCATCGTCACTTGCGCCACTTGATTGCCGAGCAAGGTCTTACCGGACACGGCTTTGTAGGCATAACTCCACTTGCACGCCTCATCCACCGCAATGGTGCTATCGCCGGGAATAAAGATCATGCCGTGCTGAAGCCAAATATCCTGCAAACCGTAATCGGTCTCGGCGACCAGCGCCGAATCATTGGCATGTTTGCCCACAAAGCCCGCAAGCACGATGTTGCGATGCGGCAATTGCAGCCACGAGTCTTTAAACTTGACGGGAACCACTTCATCGGTCACCGACCCGCCCCCTTCCGCCAGCGCGGATTCGCTCGCCCGCAACGCCAGCAAGAGCAACTCGCCCCCGGCATCATCGGTTTCCATCGCAAAGGTCGGTTCAGCCGATTCGATGGTGACCGGATCGGCGCGTTGTCCGGCCATGCCGCGCAAATGCAATTCGCGGGTTTTGATGGTGGCATCGCCGGGATTGATCGCGAGTTTTAAGGGCGAGATGGGGCCGATGGGTTTGCCCAGCGTACCGTCATCTAACTTGACGCGAAGGATCGTATCTCCCTCAAAAATCATGCCCGCGAGGTTTTGGGCGGCGCGGGCGCGAACGGTTTGGTTAGCCATTTTTTAAGGCGCTCCAGTGTCAAAAAAGAAGGTCTGAGTCCACGCGACCGCCCACAGGGCAACGCGCAGGTTATTGATATGGCCGGTGTAGAGGTTGTCGGCGGTGATCGTGGCCACATCGGGTAGTCGCAATGCCTGATCGCTTTGGCCCCACAACTGTCCGGGCAACAAGTCCACGATCTCAAGCGCGGTATCCATCGCCAGCGTGGCGCGAGCTTCGGTGGGCGTATCCGCCCCTAAGCAATACGCGCCCAGCCGCAGCGTTCCCGCCCAGCGCTGGCGTCCTCGGCTTTCGTAGTCGGTGAGACTGAGCGCTGCGACGAGGATGCACGGCGCATCCCCCAGCAGCAGCGCTAGCTCCGATTCGGTAAACCGACCCCCGTGGCTTTGCACCCGCAAGGGCGCAAGCGTCGCCGCCAGGCTGGTGGTGACGATATCAAGCGCACCAGAGAGGTTCATGCTGGCCCCCACAGCATCCGATCCAGCCAGCGCTCGGCGATGTCGAGCAATTCGGTCAGGTTTTCGTCGGAGACGCCCAGGTAAGGACGGGCGGGTATGTGCATCTGGCGGGTATGCGCAGCGACCGGATACCCCTTACGGGTATGGCTTCTCACTGACTGCGATCCGTCGAATCCAAAGTGCTGAATCGCGCCATACGCCATGTTCGTTCCCCAGCCTGCGGTTTGCGCATCGGCAAAGGCGTTGATGCTCTCAATGAGATCACCTGTACTTTCTAACTTGTCCTGTCCGCCATGACGGGTAGCGGCATAGCCTGGCGACCACTCCGGCCAGCGTTCCCCATCCGGTCCGTGTTTTTCATCGGCCAAGCGGCGCTTGGTCTGCTCTTCACCGGCTTGGGCTAAATCCCACAACAGCGGCTTTGGGTCTTTTAAGCCCCTTAATAACCGATCAATCCGGCCATTCAGCGCTTCCAATCCCGACGGGATAATCTCAATCGCGGCACCACTCATAGGCAGCCTCGCCCGAATAGTCGTGGCCGACTCGATACGGCCATCGGACCCGCGCCGATTGGCAGACTGACAGTGGGATTGGGGTTGTATTTACCTTGAGCAATCGCTTCGAGCATGGCGATGGCGTCTTCATAGCGTTGACGCCGATCCTTAAAGACATCCAGACTCGCCCCTACCGTGGTCGTGGCACGATACAGCCCGATATCAACCACTAAGGCCACCAGCCACTCTGGCACAGGATCAGGCCAGGGCACGGTAAACCGATACGGCGCGGATCGTAGATAGCCATCGGCCAGCGTCGAGGCATCCAGTAGCGCGAGCGCTACCGCCGCCTCATCCAGCACCCCCGCACTCACAGGACCGGTGATCTTGAGAGCGCCGGGATAGCGGGACTCGATATCGAGCTGGGTGGCGTAGGTCATGGCGCTTACGGATTCGCGTCAGGGTTTAGATCAGCGTTCACCATGCGCTTCTTGCCTGCTGGTGGGTCTGGTGGCGGTGGCGGCGGTGGCGGCGGTGGTGGTGGCGGGTCGCCTTCCGGCCGTATCTCCACCGTCTCCACCACCAGCATCGGCTCGGCCTGCAACTGCGCCAGCTGCGCGGCGGTAAAATGATCGTCGGGGTATTCGGTGGGCGTCACCGAATGCGCGATGCCTGCCCGCCGAAAGTTCGGTTGTTTAGCGGTAATGCGGATCATCAGGTCGTCCCCGTGCTGCCAAAGGCCAACTGCCAGAAACCATAACCACCCGCCGCGCGGGCTTCCGCGCCGTACTTGTATTTCTTGCGCATGAACACGTCATCGGCTTCCGGGTTGGTCTGACTCACCGGTACGGGCGCTTTACGCTCTTGGTAGATCAACGGCTTGACCGGCTTGGTGGTATCCAGCAGATACCACGCGGTATCCGAGGTCAGACGGGGTTCCACCAGCACCTTGAGGGTGTTGCGATAGAGATTGGCCTTGCCGTCTTCCAGTCGCTCATTGACCATCAGGGCATTGGCAACATCTTCCAGCGCAGGCGGCACCACCAGGAGATTGGGGCGGATGTTGAGCGAACGGCCCAGATCCGATTTCATCTTGCGCAGGGCAATCCGCGCCGCGCCGAGACTGGCTTGCGCAGCGGCCTGAGAGGCAACCGATAACGCCACGGTGCCTTTATTGCTGACGCTGGCGTTGCCCACTGGATGATCGGTATCGAAAAAGTATTGACCGTCATAGCAGGCATTGATGAAGCCCTTATCGAGCAACTCAAAGACGATTTCATCGGGCAGCTCTCTGGCCGAGGCACCCGCCATTTGCGCCTGTGGGGCGTAGATGCCGAGGTTGTCGTCCTCAATGTCGTTGCGGTCCACTTCAATCGTCACCTCCCAGTCGTCATTGACGATGGTGTAGGTGAACGCGGAAAGCTTGCCGACCGCTTTATCGCCAATCCATTTGCGCATCTTCGGGAAATCGCCCATCCACTTGTAATCGTTTTGCGATCCGGTGGAGGGCACCCGCATGGCGACCTCTTGCCACTGGCTGGCCGTCGCTTCGAACGCCCGGTTAAACTCCGTGCGGAGATTAACGAAGATGGCGTGAAGGGTTGCGCCGTTTAAGATCATGAAAAATCTCCTTAACCGATGTGAACCCAGACGCCCGCCGTTTCCAATCCCACCACGGTTCCAGCAATGGATTTGCCGGTGGCGGTATGGCAGACGGTCTGGTCGTCGGCGATGTAGCAGGGCTTGCCGATGTCGGCCTGCACCACCGCGTCGGTGGTCGAATTGGCGAACAGGAACGCCTTTTTGCGACGTACCCGCACCAGCTTGGCCCCATCAGCGCCAGGGTTGTTGTTGACGTATTCCTCGGCACGGCCCAGGGCGGTCAGACTAGCGGCAGCGACGCCTGGCGCAGCGAACCCGGTCGCATTGGCCACCACCAGACTTCCGGCGAAGATCACCGCATTGGCGGCGACGGCAAACGGCAGTTCTTCGCCGTCTTTGTAAAGGGTGTTGCGATCTGCTGTGAGCGCAGCCATCAGTTCAGCCCTCCATATTTGCGTAGGTCGTCGGCGCTATTGCCAAACATCGAAGCAACCTGTTGCAACTCCGCATTGAGCGACGTCCCTGTCCCTTCCGGCTTTTTCTTGTCCAGGGCCGATTCCTGATTGAGCAACGCGGGCGTTTTCGTCATAAGATCCTTAAACGCCTCAATGCCGCCCTCGGTCCGACACATGGCGGTGTGATAGTCCTTGCTGGGGGGGGTGATCTTGGCGTCTTTGAGCGCCTGCTCGATCAGCTCGCTAATCTGAGCATCGCGCTTTTCAATCTCCATCGCTTTGAGCTTTTCTTCAGCATTGCTGGCGCGGGTGAGTGCGGCGTCGTAATCCGCGCGCGGGATAAATTTTTCATACGGCGGCGTCTCAGCCCGATTCCGCGCGGTGGCAAGATCAGCTTTCAGCGCCCGCACGGCGCTGAGGCAGTGTTCTTCGCTGGGTTCGCCGGATAAATCCAGCGCGACCCGTAAACCGTTTAATAACGACACGGATGATTCCTCCGATTCCTCGCGATTGAGGGCGGTGAGCGTTAAATTGGGGGTATTGGTGAGGCCGACGCTGGTCAGCGCGATGATGCGCGTGGACTTTTTGTCGTAGAGAAACACGGGTGATAGGAACCGATACGCTTTATCCGCGATCTGGGCGCTCGCCTTGGCCGTCCACTCGGCATGGCCCCAGATGGCACCATTGCGGTTTTCCACCTGATCGATCCAGCCAGCGGCGGGCGCATCGAGACCTTGCGGGGCGCGGTGCTCGGTGGCGTGTTCCCAGTCGATGACCAGCGGCCGATGGCGTCGTTGAAACGCGGCAACAATGGCGTCGGGATCGTCGTTGATCCAGGCACGACCATCTATTCCGGCGACATCGGGGCCGGCTGGAATCAGTTCGATCCAGTCAGCAACAGACCCGTCGAGGGCAAAGCAAAGGGCGGTAGCAAAAAGAGAGCGCTTCATGCCCGATAGCATGGCGCGAGAGATACCAAATAGTCTTTTAAAGTATTTTAAAAAACCAAAGTTGGTGTTGCGCCCTCCCTGGCGCGGTGGGGGGTTACAGGTGCAGGCTAGGTTGCAAATTCTGGCGGCGCACCAGGGCGCGAACCTTGCGGACGCTAACGGGTGGGCGCAACACTTGCTCGATAAACTCCCGATCTCCGGTAATCCAGCGCTCAAAGTGCTGTTCGGCCAATTCGGCCAAGGCGGTCAGTTCCTGCTTGGTATCCTCAAAGTATTCTGGCGACAGCAACCGGCTGGAATTCACGCCCCCCATCCAGCGGATACGCTCATGCACGGCGTCGTTGGCCCCGCCTTTGTAGTGACAGTGATTCGAGATCGCGTGGATCAGGCTCAGAATTTCCCGCCACTGCTCCTCTGGGATACCAGGCTTGGGGGCTTGGACTTCATACCGTCCGGTCTTGCGGATCGCGGGCAACACTTCGGATGTGACCCACTTCTTGAACTTCTTGGCTTCCGGCTTGCGGCTGGTCAGGATCAGGCTGTACAGACCGGATTCGTTGATGAGGTTGATTTCTTGTTCTGCGTTAAGTTGTTGATTTATCAGTCCGTCGGTATTGCCGACGGAGTTATTTTTCAAAGACTTACGCTCATCTTCGTCCAGCTTAGCGACGGCATCACGAGCATTGGCAATCGTGAGCGCTGCGCAAACATCCGTAGCGACGAACCAAGGATTTCCGTCAATGACAACAACGCGGACAGATTGAGCAACGAAGTTGAAGCTAACAATCGAGGACATGATGGACTCCACTGATTACAGAGTAACCACCGTTGGTTTAAGTGGTGGGGGACTCACTCTCGGCATCAGTGAAGCCGGGCCGGATATTCAGTATATTCCCCGGTCCTCGTCCCCCGTCGAAAGTGACAGGCGGATTTTTCCTACAGGCATAAAAAAACCGCTGCTAACGGGCGCGGGACAGGGCCGCACTGATATTTCGAGAGGACTCCAGCTTACGCCCACGTCCGAATCGGGTCAAGGTGCAGGCTGCACCCAGCCCAACGCTTGGCGGGTTTTGTCGTGCGCTTGATCGAGCACCTTAGTATTGGGTGCGGGTTCGCGGGCGTTCAGTTCTTCAAAGGCCCGCGACACTGTATCCAGCCCCGCATCGTCTGTCTGTTGGGCCAGCGACAAAAACGCGATCCACTGCCGCTTCAAATCGACGTGGGTCACAAATTTGCTGTACATCCCAAAAGCCAGTATTGCGCCATTGAGCGCCGTGACTCCCAAGGTGGCCAACGCAATCACCCACTCTTTGGCGGATGCCCAGCCTTCTGGGAACAACGGCCCCAGCGCTATGAAAGCGGCGCTCGACAACAAAAGCGAGGAGAACGCCGTCCAGTTGATAAAGCGGTCGTAAAACCGTTCGCGATTCTCGTGATACCAGATATTCATTCGGCCCAGAAACAAGAAATCATTGCGGGAGTACATCAGTTCACTCCTTACGCGGTGGCGGTGGCGGTGGCTTTGGGATCGGCTTGGGTTCCCGGTACGGCCGGGGCTTGTTGGCCTCTCGGTCATGATCTGGTGGGGGTTTATGGTCGGGAACATGCTTGCCGTAATCCGGGGTGCTCATCGGCTTGGAACCTCCCTGATCGTTTTTGGTTCTTGTTTATTACGCCCACGTCCCTGTGGGGTCAAGGGTCAGGCAGGGAGAGCGTGGCGCTGGAACTGCGTGGCTACTTGAGGAAAGCGTTGCAGGAATTGCTCGCGCGTTAGCTCAATGCCTTTAAGATAGGCTTCCTCACACGGAAACAGGCGAACCGGCTCATCCAGCGCTATCACGCCGTACTGATCGTCCATCAAATCAACGACAGGGATAAAATCCACATCCCAGAATAGAACGTCCGGGTTTTCCAGGGCATCCGGTGGAATCGTTATCCTGTTGACATCAACCATTTTGCGCCTCCTGATAAATCGTGCGCATTAACCGGTCTAGCTCTCGTAAGCGGCGTCTCTGCTCGGCAGAGAGTTGAGCGCCTGATCGTTTTACAGCCAACAGGCGACGCTTCTCTTCGTAGTAGGGATGCGCTTTCTCTTTAGCCACTAACATCGCCTGCGTGTTAAATTGTACCTCGACGGGGATGTGGTCGAAATCAAAATCGATCTTGGCGTCGCGGTAGCCGTCTGACAACGACAGCCCGTCCTGATAAAGATTGCGTTCTCGCAACACGCGAACCTTGCCAAGAACAAGACCGAAAGCGGCCAGCAGATCAGTCTCAGTTTCATAGACCAGCGTGGCGCGTAGAATATCCGTTAATCCTGCCAACTGCCCACCCAGCGAATCAACGAGCTTTTCCAAGGCGCGTTTAGGCGCTTTCAAGGGGGGCAATAGTGGATTGCCGCCCGTTTGTTCGGCAAACTGTTCGATAAGCGCATCGAAAGCGGGTTTTTTCGCCTCGCATTGCTGATAAAGCGCATCAAGCTTTGTTTGATCGTCCGCGACCATTTTCGGTAACACCGGTTTTCGTTGTATTGTATCGGACGCTATCGATTTCTCCGCCAACACCTTCTCCAAATGCGCCTTTCGGCCCTCGCCCGGATTGTAATCCCAGCCTGGATCGATGCCTCTCGGTATCTTTTGTACTTCACCCGTGCGCTTGTTGGTCCATTCCACCAGCGAGGTTTTAGGTGCGGTGGTGCTGACAGGGACTCTGGCACCGGCATGGCGACCTGTCGGCAGTCCGGTTTTGGGGTCGATCTCCTGGGTGGCACGGGTCGCCGGTGCGGGTATGCCGTTTTTCAGGAGGCGCTCGTATTCCCAGTGACTGACTTGGCGGATGCGGCAACGACACCCCCAACCATTTGGCGTGAAATGCGTTCTCCAGAACGGATCATCCACCGGCAACAAGGTCCCGTGCCAGCTTAAATGTTCCGGGCGATGTTCGCGGCTGGGGCCGACGGTATAGAGAAGATACGGCAGGCTTTCTTTGGTGCGCTGAATGCGCTCCCATTGTCCGGCTGCCCTTGCAGTACGGAGATTGGTATCGTAGATCACGCGCAAGCGGCGCGGACTGCCCAGTTGCACCTGTTTGACTTCGCCGGTCAGCGGATCGGTCATTTCCTGAATGCCCCACCAGCCTTTTTCTTGCAAAACGGGCGTGAGGCGCTTTTGGAAATCGCGGAATGTTTGCCCTTCAGCGAGCGCTTGATCCACGGCGGTACGGACATCCGCCAGCACATCCAGTTGCATGATCTTGGCGACGGTAAACGCGATAGCGTGTTCTTCGCGCCAGACATCGCGGTAGTCGAAACCGAGCTTTAGCCCTTTGGCGCGGAACCAGGCGAGAGCATCAGCAGGCGGGGGGCTGGAGATAAAAGGCGTTGGCATACTCGCTAAGACACCCCCGCCGTGTGCCCTGCTGGCGGTGTCCACCACATATCAGCCGGGTTAAATACAGCTAACAGCGATTGCGCAGCGGCAGCGACCGTTGCGGCGGGATAGAACGTCCCGCTTAGCCCTGTGCTGACAGTGACCCACGTAGTGCCATCTGGTGTTACTTTGTACACGCCAGTGCTAGGATGATACGCATGACCGATGCGCTGGCCAGACGCGAGCGGTGTCATGGTGGCCACTATTGACCCGCCGTAGTAACACCTACCTGACGACGCATAGGGGCCAGACGCCGACTGCGCGGTTTGTCCGAGCCAGTCAGTTAGCGGCATGGCGGCTAGCGCAATGCCAGCTACTAAATCTGTGCCGAATGGCGAGAAAAAAGAGACAGTCTCCCAGTATGAGGGAACAGTGATGGCCTGGTTTGCACGGACACTACAACGCGAGCCTGATTGCCCTGCGAGGTTGTTATTGCCTGACAAAACAATGCTTGCAGCTTTGTCTGTCGGACTCCATGTGACCGCTGATGTGAGTGCAGCGAATGCGGTTGCTGCGGGTGTACTGGCTTGTGCCGACCAATACTGGGCCAACACAACATCGTCGCTCGATGCGCCTAGCTTGAGCAAGAGATTCTGCGCATCTTGTAGCTTGTAGTCTACGCTTTGCAACATCTCGTAACTAACGCCAGAGCGCCAGCGTACAAGACGCACTGATCCGGCAATCGCCGCTGCTGCTAACGCGAGCTTAATTGACGCTGCGCCGCCCGTGAGTTGTGTTGACGACAATGCGAGTGATGAGCCACCACCGGCCGCCGCAGGCGTTTGCCAGCCCGTTGCATAGTCGGCACCGCTGGTTTTGGTGAGCACCTGTCCGGTTGTTCCGCCCACCGGTACGCCGGGGCCTGTGGGGCCAGGGCTTCCCGTATCGCCAGTGTCTCCCTTAGCACCGGCTGGCCCTTGTGGCCCTTGTGGCCCAGATGCACCGGCTGGCCCTTGTGGCCCTA